GCCGGGCCGAGCAGCCGTCGGTATAGCCGATCGGAGCGTACGCCGACCTGCACTGGCGCCCTGGCGGGGTGTGCGGCGCGGCGGTGTCCCGCCGGACAGTGGAGCCGCGTATCGGACTCGAACCGATGACCTGCTGTTTACAAGACAGTCGCTCTGGAGGGCCACAATTCGTACGATACCAACGATTTGCACTGCTGGCGCCCCTGCCGGTGTAGCCATTGTGTAGCCATCTTGAGAAGTGGCCTGCGCCACGCACAGGAGGGCCCCCGCACCTGGGTTGGTGCGGGGGCCCTTCTCGTCTCCTCAGTGAGGCCGTCACTGCATCCAGTGACGGCCTCACTGAGCGCGCCGGTCCTGGCGCTCGCGGGTCAGCACGTAGTCCACCTGCCCGGGCTTCCACTGGAGGAGGCCGCGCTTGTGCTCGCTGACGACGGTCCAGCCGTCGTCTAGGAGGGCGGCGAGCCTGCGCGCGCCGCGTCGCCGGCGGATGTCGATGGTGACGCGCTTCGTCTGCGTACGGGTCATGGGTGGGTCCTCTCTGTAGGGATGGATGGTGTGCTGTGGGGGGCGGTGCGTGCTGCCGTCGTGCGCAGTGTGCGCCGGAACGCCGCCGCGACCCAGCGGGGCACGCCGAGCTCGACGGCGAGGGCGCCCGACCCTCGGGCTCCGGTCACCTGCTCGGCGGCCGCGTACTCGGCGACGGTCAGCAGGCGGCGCGCGACGGCCTCGTCGATCCGGCGCTCGACGTGGGCGGGCTGGGGGCCGTCATCGCCCCGGATGGCGTGCAGGGTCTCGTGCATGAGGGTCGGCACGGCGAGGGTGTCGCTCATCCCCTCGGCGAGGGTGATGGTGCGTGTGGGGTGGTGGTAGGTGCCGCGCACGCCGTCGGGTAGGCGGCCCCACTCGACTGTGGCGCCAGCAGCGCGGGCTTCGGCGACGGCCTGGGGAAGGGTGGGTCTCACGGCCGGGAGGGTAGCGGCGGGCACCGACACGAATCAGAGGGCGGCCTCGTCCTCCTCGATGCCCGGCTCGTGCTGCGCGGCCAGTTCCCATGCGGGTGGCGTGCTGTCTGCCCGCTGCTGCGCTCGTGCCATGATGTCGCGGGCTGAGCACCCGAGTGCGTGGGCGATGGCGTGCAGGTGCTCGACGTTGACGGCGCGCTCGGCGTTGAGCAGGCGGATGAGGGTGCGCTTGGGGACGTCGGATCGCGCGGCGAGTTCGTCGATGGTGATCTGACGTGCGGCGCGCTCGGCGCGCAGTTCGGCTGCGACGGCGGCGTTGAATCCTGCTGAGGGGTCCTTCTCGATGGGGCTCATACCTCAAATGTGCCACATTGGGCACCCTTAGTGCCAGTGTCGGGTGCCACAGTGTCTGATCTTGCGTGGTGCCCATTTGGGCACCTAGCATGTCCACGTGGACATCACACGCATCGGCTACACCACCGCAGTCGCCTCGGTCGTCACCGACCGCATCGACGCCGCCGGAAAGAGCCACCTCCGTATCAGCGAGGAAACCGGCATCCCCCGAACAACCCTCGCCCGCCGCCTCAGCGGGGCCTCGCCGTTCACGGTCGCAGAACTCTCCGCCCTGGCTGCCGCGTTGGGGACGACTCCGTCGGCTCTCGTCGCCGACGCCGAGAAGCACGCGGTCGCCGCCGCCTGATTGGAGCACCACCGTGACCACACACCGCACCACCGTGTCCGACGCCTATGAGGCGCTGGACGCCCGCCGCGAGGACCTGAACCAGGCCACCGGCATTGACGCCATCGTCCGCGTCCTGCGTGAGCAGGCCGCCCTCCTCGACGCCGTGACGTGCGAGGAGGACGTGCCTGCTGTCGCGGCGGTCGTCTCACCACACCTGCGCAGGGCCCTGCGTGCTGTTGACGGGCTTCACCCACACGGCGAGTCCGCCGTCGGGGACCGCGAAGGTGACGTCCCCGCGGGTGGTGGGCACCGTCAGGACGCCGCCGCTCCTGAAGGCGCGCGCCAGGTCCTCCGCCTCCTCGATGACGACTCCCGTGTTGAGTTCCGCCTCGTCCTCGACGGTGAACTTCTCGCCGAGGACGTGCAGCGCGTACCTGCTCATGGTTCTTCTCCTTCGGTTGTGGGCGGTGGGGCGGTCACCCTGGCGCCCGGTGACGCAACCGTAGGAGACGCCGGGGGCGCGTGCCGGGGTTCTTCGGCCCGGTGCTCGTGCTCTGGCGGCTGCCGGTCGGACGCGGGAGCGTCCTCCCCCGCGTCCGACCAGGCGGCCCACATCCCGCCCAGCGCTGGGTTCCTGGACGCGTGCCGCAAGGCGGGCCTGCACGAGCTGCGGCGCCTCGGCGCACGGATTGACGGCGACGACGCCGCCTCCTGACCCCTCTCCCCCAACCCCCCCCCCACATGGAAGTGCCCCCGCCCGGCTAGGACCCGGGACGAGGGCGAGACAGAAAAGGAGTAACTGTCATGCACGACAGTATCACCACCATCATCAGGGACCTGGTCGCACAGGCGACCAGCGAGTACGCGAGGCACCCCTCCCTGGTGTTGTCGCTGACCGTCTTCAGCGCCCCATGCAGCCTCGACGCCGGCGTCGGCCTGAAGGTCCAGGTAGCCGACGAGAACGATCAGGCCGACTTCATGGCCATCTGGACCGACAGCGCCCAGAAGTGGGCGGTCGAGGTCCTGGACTTCGGTGCGGACTACATGATCGAGGTTGCTGCCGCCGACCCGCGCACCGCACTCAAGGCCTGGATGGCCGACGTCAACGCGCACGTCGCCGACGTCGAAGGGGAGTCGGCATGAGCGAGTACCAGAAGGTCGAGGTCTACCGGCTGGTCTTGTCGTGCAGCGCCCGCGACTGCCGCGAGCGGCTGGTGTCCTCGACGATCGTCGGAAACTGGGACTACGACGCGGAGCGCCAGTTCGAGTACGAGGCGCAGACGCAGGGATGGTCCCTGTGGCTCAGTCGCGGTCGGCGCTGGTACTGCCCCGCCCACCTGCCCCTGCCGGGGCACCGCATGCGCAGGCACGAGGTCCGGCGATGAGCGCGATTCTGGTCGTTGACCCGCCTGTTGCTGTCGCGTCCCTGGTCGATGCCGACCTCGCGGCCGTGTCGTCGGACGCGCGGAAGGCGCGTGCGGAGGTCACGGTGACCCGCAGCACCGGGAACCTCGTGCGGACCTCGGACCTGGGCCACAGCCCTCAGTACCTCGGGAACCCGCTGCCCATGAACGTCAAGGTCGCCGGGGCCACGTGCTCGGTGTGCGGAGAGGAGTGGCCGTGCACCAGTCGGAAGTGGGAGCAGGCCGCGGAGTTCGGCCCGTCGGCCGCGTTCGTGCGCGACTGCGTGCCCCCCAGCCCCGACGGATCTGTGGAGGTGCGGCTGTGAGCTCGCACCTGTCCCCCACTCCCACCTTCCTGCTCGCCGACCTGTGGCGAGCACTCACCCACCCCTACACCCCCAAGCACAAGAAGGAGTCCAGCCGATGAACGTGGCCACGGCGCCCTACGCACTGACCATCGAGGAGGCTGCCGCCTACGTCGGCGTCTCCGTCACGACGCTCCGACGGGCGATCCACTCCGACGGCAAGAACGGCGGCCTGCCGCCCCTGCCCGCACGGAGGGTCGGCTCCCGCTACAGCATCACCCGCACCGACCTGGAGGCGTGGCACGCCTCCCTGCCGGAGGCGTGACCATGGTGGCGCCGAAACTGCTGTCGCTGACCGCCGTGGCCGCCGTGATCCTGGGGCTGGCTGGCGGCGTGCTGTCCGCCGCCCAGGGCGTCCCGAACGCGGCCGCCCTCCTGATGGAGGGGTGGGGGCTCGTCATGTGGGTCCTCCTGGCCCGTGAGGGCGCCCGCGAGGACGGGGGCGCCCGATGAGCACCATCACCGTCATCGTCACCATGGTCGCTGTCGTCCTGGTGGGTGCCGTCGTCGGGGTGGGGCTGTACGCCCTCACCCACCGCCGTCCCACCGACACGCGCACCGACGGCGAGCAGCCGATGCCTCAGGGCCTGGCCGCCATCCGACGGGTCGAGGAGCACGAGATCATCCGCGTCAAGAGCGCCGCCATCGGCGTCGACGACGGCGGTCACGTCGTCCTCGTCATCTACACCGACGACAGGACCCCGATGGCGCTGTGCCTCGGGATCCCGGAGTCGGCTCATGCCCTCGCGGTCGGGATTTCCGCCATGGCGGAGAGCCTGCGGGTGCCGGACGACGCCCGCGAGCTCACCGAAGAGGCGGGTGAGGGCGGTGCGTGACCTGATCCTGACCGTCCTCGCCGTCGTGCTCACCGTGCCGGTGGGTGCGTGCGCGCTCGTCCCCGCCCTCCAGGACCTCGCTGGCCGCCGTCGTGCGCGGCGTGAGTCCGTGTGGCTCGCACAGTGGCGCGCCACCCACCCCCAGACCACCAAGAAGGAGACCATGCGATGAGCATGCGCATCATCGGCCTGACGGCCGAGAACGTGAAGCGACTCAAGGCCATCGAGATCACGCCGGACCCGCACATGCAGGTCATCGGAGGCCGTAACGCACAGGGCAAGAGTTCTGTGCTGGATGCGATCTGGCTGGCCCTCACCGGCGCCAAGGCCGCCAAGGCCAACAGTCGGCCCGTGCGCGACGGCACCGACCACGCCACCGTCACCCTCGACCTTGGTGACCTGAAGGTCACCCGACGGTGGAACGCCGCGAGCAAGAGCGCGCTCGCGGTCACGAGCGCCGACGGCGCCAGATACCCGTCGCCGCAGGCGATGCTCGACAAGCTCGTGGGGTCGATCTCCTTCGACCCGCTCGCGTTCACGCGGCTGTCTGCCCGCGAGCAGCGTGAGGCACTGCTCGACCTCGCGGGCCTGGGCGAGGACCTGGACGCCCTCGACGCCGAGCGCTCTGACCTGTACGCGCGGCGCACCGAGGTCGGGCGCCAGGGCAAGGCTGTCGGCGACCCCGTCGTCGACGACACCCTCCCGGAGGTGGAGACATCCGTCAGCACCGTCCTCGCCGAGTTGCGTGAGGCGCAGGAGCACAACGACACCATCAAGGCGGCCATGCGCAAGCTCACCATCGCCGAGGCCAGCTACATGCAGGCTGAGGCCGAGCGCATCGCCGCCGAGCAGGCCGCCTCCGCTGCCCTCGTCGCCATGGAGGCTGCCCGCACCTCCCTCAACGCGGCGGGCGTCCTGGTGGACACGGCCCCCATTGAGGCGCGTCTCGCTGACGTCGAGCAGACCAACGTGCGCATCCGTGAGAACAATACGGCGCGCGCCACCCAGGAGCGCAAGAGGGCCCTGCGCGACGAGTACACGGACCTCACCGAGCAGATCAACGCCCTCGACCAGCGCATGCGCGACACGCTCGCGGCCGCCTCGTTCCCCGTCGACGGCCTCGGCTTCGACGCCGACGGCGTCACCTACCAGGGCGTGCCCCTCGCCCAGGCGTCCTCCGCTGAGCAGATCAGGGTCGCCGTGGCGATGGCCATGGCGATGAACCCCGAGTTGCGGGTCCTGCGGGTCATGGACGGCTCCCTGCTTGACGACGAAGCGATGGCGGCGCTGCGTGAGCAGGTCACGGCTGGTGACTACCAGCTGTGGATCGAGCGTGTCGGGGACTCCGACGAGGGCGCGATCATCATCGAGGACGGGGAGGTCGTCCAGTGACCACCTCCGCTTTCGAGCCCGGCATCTACTCGGACGTCCCTGAGGACGCCTACCACTCCCGCGCGTTCGGGCCCGGCGACAGCCTGTCGTCGACCGAGGCCAACAGGCTCCTGCGCGCGCCCGCCGTCTTCCGGTGGTGGCGTGACAACCCCCAGCCGGCACGTGGCACGTTCGACCTGGGTCACGTCGTGCACCGGCTCGTGCTCGGCAAGGGCGTTGGCGTGTACGTGCACGACCACGAGTCGTTGAGGACGAAGGTGGCCCGCGAGGACGTCGCTCGGGCGCGCGAGGAGGGGCTTGTGCCTGTCTCGCGCGGCGAGTTCGAGCGGATGAGCGCTGTCGCTGACGCTGTGCTCACCCACCCGGTCGCGGGCCCGTTCTTCGAGGCGGGCGAGCCCGAGCAGTCCGTGTACGCGATCGACGAGCACGCCGGCGTGTGGATGCGCGGTCGCGTCGACTGGGCGACCGACGACGGCACCCTGCTCGTGGACCTCAAGACCACGCGCGACGCCAACCCTGCCAGCTTCTACCGGGCTGTGGCCGCCTACGGCTATGACCTGCAGTGCGAGTGGTACCGCACCATCTGGCAGGCGGTCACCGGCACCCTGCCCCGCTTCCAGCACGTCCTCGTCGAGAAGGAGGAGCCGTTCCTCGTCGCCGTCGTCGAGCTCGGCGACGACTTCGAGGAGATCGGGCGCCTGAGGGCGCGTAGGGCGCTCGACACCTACCGGCGGTGCCTGGACGAGGGAGTCTGGCCCGGCTACCCGCCCATCATCCACCCAGTGGACGCACCCTCGTGGTACGTGAGCGAGAACGGGCTCGACGACATCCAGATGGCGGTGGCCTGACATGGACATCTCCATCACCATCGAGCCCCGAAGTGACCAGCTCAACGCCGACGACCTCCTCGTCGGCCCGCGCACGGTCACCATCACCGACGTCACCGTCGGCAGCGCCGAGCAGCCGGTGCACATCCACCTCGCCGAGGTCCCCGGACGCCCCTGGAAGCCGTCCAAGAGCATGCGTCGGGTCCTGGTCGCCATCTGGGGGCCGGACGCCAGCACCTACATCGGCCAGCGTGTCACTCTCTACCGCGACCCCGACGTGACATTCGGGCGCGACAAGGTCGGCGGGATCCGTATCAGCCACATGACCGGGCTCAGCGAGCCCCGCACCGTCTCGCTGACCGTCACCAGGGGCAAGCGCCGCCCCTACACGGTCCAGCCCCTCACTGACGTCGCGGCGCCGGTCGAGTCGGGTCGCCACCGGCTGGTGCGCGCCCACCTGCAGCAGGCCGGTGTCACCGCCGACGTCGACACGGTCCTCGCTGACGCTGCGGCCGCCGGTGTCGAGATGACGCCCGAGGCGCTCGGAGGGTGGCTGCACGCCACCTACCCGCCCCAGGCGACCGGGCACGAGCCCGCTGAGGGGGTGGTCCGCGATGGCGTCCACTGACGAGATCCTGGGCCGTGACCGGCTCGCCCTCGTGGCCGTCATCGACCGTGGCGCCCCCGGATGGCCGCACCTCGCAGAGGTTGATCCTGAGCTCGCCGCCGCCGACGAGAGGGGCGCGTTCTTCCGGGTGCGCAGGCTGTGCGACCAGCAGCCGATCGAGGCGCTCCTGAGCGAGTGGTGCCTGCTGTCACACCCCGACACGCTCGCCTCCTACGGGGTGTACGAGTACTGCGACAGGTGCCACAGCGTCTACCAGCGGTCCGCCGGCCAGCTGGAGGTGCGCTGATGGGCGCCCCGTGGACCGGCCCGCGCCCGTGCTCGCAGTGCGGGCACCCGATGCGCCCCAGCGGCCAGACAGAGGATGGCATGTGGGATGGCACCAGAGTGCACCAGAGCAAGGGCCTGTGTGCTCACTGCTACAGGCGCACCGACAGCTACAGGGGCTACCAGCGCGACCACTACCGGACCCACAAGGGCGCGTCCGTGCCGGAGCACCGCCGTCGGCGGGTGCCGGCGTCACTCCCCGAGGGGATGCCGGCCATCCCTAAGGGGCGGGGTGCGGTCATGACCGTCCAGGGCAGGTTGGCGACCGCCGTCGTCCGCATGAGCCAGGACCGGACTGTCAGGCAGGAGAAGCGCGCGCTCGCCTCCTGGATCGACCGCGCCCTGTCCGAGGTCGGCCTGATCCGAGTCGACCGCATCCGCTACCGGGTGTGGCACGGCTCCCCGGCCGCGCTCACCGCCACCACCGCCGTCACGAAGGACCCGCGCCCGTGACCGCCAGCGCCACACCAGCTCTCCCGAAAGGCCCCAACATGCTCGACAAGCCACTGTCCCCCCGGCGCGCGACCATCTTCCTGGCTGCTCTGCTCGCCCTCCTGCTCGCCGTCGCCGGCGCCTCCGTCTACACGCTGACGGCGGTCTGGGCTGATAGGCCCTCGCACGCCAAGATCGGCGAGGTCGGTGGGGTGACCCTCTACCGGACCGGCATCCCGACCTCTGACGGATTGGTGGCCGAGTGCGTCGTGACCGACCGCGGCGGCATCTGGTGCCGCCAGCCCGTCCAGGACTCACGGTGAGGGGCGCCCGATGATCCGCAACAACCACCCCACCAAGTACACGTTCCGGTGGGCGATGATCCCCGACGGTATCCCGCTCGCCCACCAGCGGTGTGAGGCCATCGCCGACCTGATGGACACCCTCCGCAGCGAGGGGCTCATGATCCTGAGCGAGCCCACCACCAGCATCCAGCGCGGCGCGCGCCCGGTCATGACCATCACGTGCACCGTGCGCCCCACCACCAAGACCGAGCGCCACCAGCTCACGCCCCTGGAGGCAGCAGCATGAGCGCCTTGACCGTGGGCGAGCTTTTCGCCGGATACGGGGGTATCGGCCTGGGACTGAGCCTGCTGACCGACGTGCGCACCGCCTGGGTCGCTGACGTCGACAAGGGCGCCTGCAAGGTCCTCGCCCGCCGGTTCCCTGACGCCCCGAACCTCGGGGACGTCACCGCCGTCGACTGGGACGACGTCGAGCCCGTCGACGTGCTCACTGGCGGGTCACCCTGCCAGGACCTGTCAGTCGCCGGCCAGCGGGCTGGCATGCGCCCGGGCACACGCTCCGGCCTGTGGGAGTCCATGGCCCACGCCATCCACCACCTCCAGCCCAGCCTCGTCGTCTGGGAGAACGTTCAGGGGGCCCTCAGTGCACCAGCTTTCAGTCGTCTGGAATCAGGACCGGGACGTGTGGGAGACCGGCCAGGCGGACCTGTTCTGCGAGGAGCAGGACGTGTTCTCGGGGACCTGGCCACGCTCGGGTACGACGCGCAATGGCAGGTTGTGTCCGCCTCCGACGTCGGCGCCCCGCACCGGCGGGAGCGCATCTTCGTTCTCGCCCACCGACGTGGCGGCAGCGGGTCTGCCGCACGCCTCGCCCACAGCATGACCGCCACAGCCCCCGCGACGGGCAGCATGTTCTCTACCCCGTCGGCGTCCCTTGGGTCGACTGGCGGCGGACAGGACCCGGCTGTGCGCCGCGCGGGCGGGCACGCGGTATCCCTCAAGGACCAGGTCAGCGTGCTCCTACCAACACCCACCGTCAGCGACATGGGGGCCGGGCACACGACGGAGACGTGGGAGGCATGGACCGCCAGGATGCGTGAGCGCCACGGAAACGGTAACGGGCACGGCCGCTCTCTCAGTATCGAGGCGCAGCCCGTCCAGTTCGGTGCCTACGCCGACGCGGTGCGGCGCTGGGAGGCTGTCACCGGCACCGTCGCGCCGTCTCCCACCGAGCCGGGCGCGAGGGGGAACTCGCGCCTCGCTGCCAGCTTCGTGGAGTGGATGATGGGTCTGCCCGACGGCTGGGTGACGAGCCCCGACATCGGGCTCTCGCGCGCCGCTCAGCTCAGGATGCTGGGCAATGGTGTCGTGCCGCAGCAGGCCGCCTACGCCGTCGGTGGGCTCGCACAGTGGGCGGTCGCGTCATGAGGCTGGCGATCTCCGACCCTCCCTACCTGGGCCGCGCTGACCGGTGGTACGGGGACGGGCGCGGCCCGGGCCGGGCCTCGACGACGGCGCCCGGCACGGGGCGCAACGGGCGCAAGCCTGACCGTCACCCCGACGCCGCCTACTGGGACAACCTTGAGGCCCACGTCGGGCTGATCCTCAACTTGGAGGACCAGTTCGACGGGTGGGCGATGGCCGCGCACGCCGACCGCGTCCACGAGCTGATGGCGTCCGCGCCAGCCCGGGCTCGCATGTGCGTGTGGGTGCGCCCCAACGCCATGCCGGGCGGGGGCAGGATCGTCAACCGCTGGGAGCCGGTGATCATCCGGGTGCCTGACTCGCGCATCGGCCGAGGGTCGGGCGTGTCCGTGTCCGACGTCCTGGTCGAGCCCGTGCGCCGGACCGGGTTCCTCGGTTCGAAGCCGCCCGCGTGGACCAGGTGGGTGCTGACCCTGCTCGGCGCCCGCCCCGGCGACACCATCGTCGACCTGTTCCCCGGATCGGGTGCGGTCGAGCGCGAGATCGCCCACTACCTCGCCCAGGAGGCCGCCACCCTCGACGTCGACGGACGGGGCGCAGCATGAGCGCGCCCGTGCTGGCCGTGCTCCCCGGCGTGTACGTGCCGGTGGACCACATCGTGACGGTGGAGCCGCCACCACCGGGGCACTCCTGCTGGGTGGTGACCCGCCTGTGCCGCCCAGAGGACCCCGTCCCGTGGGACCCGATGACGCTGCCGGCGTCCACGGCGAGCGACCTGGAGGCGGCGGCCACGGCACCGGCGATGTGCCGGGCCTGCGCCGACCACTACCGCAGGCTCACCCACACCGCCGCCGCCGACGACGACAGCCTCGGTACGCCGTCCCTGCTGGACCTGCTGGAGGAGGGCGCATGAGCAGCGTGCTGACCATCGACGTCCCGCCCGCCCTGTGGATGACCTCCAACAGCCGCCTCCACTGGGCAGCCCGGGCGAAGCGCACAGCCCGCCTGCGAGCCATCGGCGCCCTCGAAGCCCGACGGCAGCACACGCCCCACTACCAGGGGCGCGTGCGGGTCACCGTGACCATCCACCAGCGCACCCGACGGCGGATCGACCCGCTGAACGTGGCGCCCACGGTCAAGGCGCTCATCGACGGGCTCACCGACGCCCGCGTGTGGGCCGACGACGACGCGACCAGGCTCCTCGGCCCCGACATCCGAGCTGGCAGACCAGACCCCACCCAGCCCACCGGCTGGCACCGACTGACGATCACCATCACCGAGGAAGACCAGTCATGAGCAGTACCTATGGGACGAGGGAGGGGCCCGCGTCCACCGTGGTCCCCTCCTCTGAGGCGTACGAGCTTCTGGAGCGTCTGGCGGCGCAGGGGCGCCCCACCACCTGCGCCCACGGCCACGAGTGGACCATCGCCACCGCCCGTGTGCGGGTGCGCGACCGGCGTGCTGAGGGCCGCGGCGTCACGGTCGAGCGCGACTGCCGCGTGTGCAAGCACGAGGCGTGGCGCGAGCGCCAGCGCCACACCCGCCATCAGATGAAGGGAGGTCGACTCACATGAGGACCGACGCGGAGAAGAGAGCAGAGCAGACCCGCATCGCCCTCGCCTACCAGGAGTCGTGCGAGCGTGCTCGCGGCAAGCGCCACGGCGTCGTCGTCACCCCCGTCGAGGTCGTCGACCACCAGGTGCGCGCCGCCGTCACGGCCATCCGCCAGCAGTACGGGCCCAGTACCGACCTGACCCGCGTCCGGGTGCTCGACCCGTTCGGGGGGACCGGCATCTACCTAGCCCGCCTCATGCAGACCGTCGAGCTCGACGCCAACGACAAGATCCGGCTCGCCGCCCGGTCACTCATGGTCGAGATCGATGCCACTGCCTGCCGTATGGCAGTGGACAACCTTCGGGCGGTGATGGCTGAGGAGACCGGTCAGTGCCAGGTGGTGCCGCTGGTGTGCCAGGCAGACACGTTCACGACCGGTGATGAGGTGTGGGATCCAGCCTGGCGCCTGACCCACCTCTACCAGGACGGGGCTGCCGCATGAGCCCGTCACGGATCCAGCGTCGGCGCACCCGCGGCTGGCGCATGCCACAGGGGGCCGTCTACGTCGGTCGCCCCTCTGTGTGGGGCAACCCCTATGCGATCCAGCGGTACGGGCGGGTGACGTGGGAGGTCGAGGGCTTCGGAGTCCTTCTCCAGACCTTCTACTCCCGCACCGGGCGGGAGGCGCGAGCCTACGCCGTCGACCGCCTGGCACACCTCCTGGCAGAGGGTCGGGCGCCGTGGTCGGTGGACATGATCCGCCGCGAGCTCGCAGGCCATGACCTGGCCTGCTGGTGCCCGCTGGACCAGCCCTGCCACGCCGACCTCCTACTCGACATCGCCAACGCCAAGGAGGAAGGACGATGAGGATCAGGACAATCAAGCCCGAGTTCTGGACGAGTGACGACATCGCCAAGCTCGACGTCGAGACTCGACTGCTGTTCATCGGCCTGTGGTCCTACGTCGACGACAACGGCGTCGGGCGCGACGAGGTGCACCTGATCATCGCCGCCCTCTTCGCTCGCGACATGTTCGACAACCCTCGCGAGACTGTCGCGAGAGTGTCGCGAGGGTTGCAGACACTTTCCGACGGTCGACTTATCCACAGGTACGAGATGGACGGGCGTGCATTTCTCCAGGTCGCGGCATGGGAAAAGCATCAGCGGGTCGACCGCCCACAGAAGCCGCGTTTTCCGCGGTATGACGCCAATCGCGACAGTCTCGCGACACCCTCGCGACAGTCTCGCGACTGGAACAGAGGAACAGAGGAACAGAGGAACAGAGGAACAGAGGAACAGGCCCCCTCATCCTCGCTTCGCTCGGACGAGGAATCACACCCCCCATCGGGCGACAGCACGACGACCGACGCCGAGGCCGACCGGGACGACGTCAACCGCGTCTGCGAGCACATGGCCGACTCCGTCCACCAGCGCACCGGCCGACGCCCCAACATCACCCGCGCCTGGCGCACCGCCGCCCGGCTCATGCTCGACCGCGACCAGCGCACCGAGGCCGACATCATCGCCGCCATCAACTGGTCAGCCAACGACGACTTCTGGCGCGCGAACATCCTCAGCCTGCCCGCCCTGCGCAGGCAATACGACCGCCTCAGCCTCCAAGCGGCAAGAGGAAGACCACGACCGTCACCGCTGGAGATCACCCAACCCACCACCGACGCCGAGAACGCCGCCCTCGTCGCCAGCATCTTCACCCCCACCGACCTGAGAACCATCCTCGCCGAGGAGACACCATGACCGTCACCGAATCCGTCGTCGCCGACGCCATCGAGCTGCTGCGCACCGCCTGCGTCAGCGGCATGCGCGACGCCACCGCCAGCACGTGGGCGGCCATCCTCAACGCCTCAGCCCTGACCGTCACCGACGAGAAGACCAGGGAACGTCTGCCGGTGTGCGACGAGCGCGGCATCCCGGTCCCACTCAACCCCGCCGACCGGGAGGTCATGCCCGCCGCCACACGCATGGCGACCCTCGGCGCGAGGTTCGCGCAGGCCGCCGACCTCGCGGCCGCCGTGCAGGACCTGCGCGCCGGCGACAAGGCGACGCGCAACGCCCGCATCCAGGCAGACGCGCAGCGTCACGGCCTGCTCCTGCCCGAGGGGCTGGGCGCCGACGTCGACGTCGAGGTTGCTTGGCGTCAGGCGGCGACGGCTGCGATCGGGGCGGGTGCGACGCGGGACCAGGCCGCGGCGCACGCGTGGCGTGCGGTCGGGCGCACTCCGCCGGCCGTTGAGGCGTCCACGCGCCGGGGGCGTCCCGCTCTGCCTGCCGGGAGGGTGCCGTGAGCGGGCGTCCGCGCAGGGACAGGTACCCGCTGGGCTACGAGGGTCGCAAGGCCTACTGGCGGGCACTGGACCGGTGGCGGCGCGACAACCCTGGGGCGGAAACCACCCCGGGAAGCCTCCCAGCGTCCACGGAGGCGGGCGCACAGCCCGCCAAGCACCCCACATACCAGGCGGACCCTACGAGGCCCGCAGAACCGAACACGCGAAACCATGAAGGACACGCCATGAGCGCACACGTCACCGTCACCGGCAACCTCGGACGCAAGCCCGAGATCGCCTACACCAACACCGGCAAGCCAGTCACCACCCTCAGCATCGCCTGCACCGCCACCCGCCAGGACAAGAACACCGGCCAGTGGACCGACGACGGCGACCCGCTCTGGATCCGCGCACCCTTCTGGGGCGACGAGCACACCTACCTCGCCGACGCCCTCGACAAGGGCGCCCGCGTCACCGTTGACGGCACCCTCATCCGCCGCACCTACCAGCGCAAGGACGGCAGCACGGGCGAGGCCCTGGAGCTGCGGTTCCCGCACTTCCTCGGCGTCATCCCCCGCCGCCCCCAGCAGGGCACCCAGAACCAGGGCGCGCCCCTCACCCCGTCCGGCTACCAGGCGCCCCCAGCCGACACAGGCCACCCGTGGGGCGCACCCTCCGAGCCCCCCTTCTGACCAGCAACCAAGGAGACGCCACCATGAACACGCCCATCATCGCCCCCGAGCACCTCACCGCGATCATCGACAGCCTCAACAAGGTAGCTGCCCACATCGAGGCCTTCGTTGCGACTCTCGCCGAGAGCACCGCAGCCTCGGGCGCTGTCGCTGCCATCGCCGCCGATCAGACCACCAACGACCACGGGACAAACTTGCGCGACGACGTCGACGGGCTGCGCGACCACGAGACCGAGGAGACCGAGACCGTGCCCGCCTGGCCGGACGCGCCACTCATCCGCGTCAAGGCCGCCACCCACTGCGGCGACCCGATCGCCATCGCCCCCGAGGGAGTCCTCGCCCTCCGCGACCTTGTCGCCAGCGACTACAACGCCGCCGACGGGCGCATCCTCATCGAGGACACGGACGAGATCGCCGACTGGGAGCCCGTCAGTCTCCTCGACGACACCCTCACCTACACCCAGCTCAGTGCTCTGCCCGTGGGATCCCAGGTCGTCGACCACGAGGGTCGGATCTGGACCCTCACCCTCAAGGGCTTGGGACGGTGGATGCCGAGCATCGCACCGTGGACACCGGACGAAGACGACGGCCTCGACGTCTCCGAGGTCATGGTCTACTCGCCCCTGACTCTGGTCCGGGACGCGTCGAAGGACCACCGATGAGCGCCGAGACGTATGCCAGGCTCCAGGAAGTGACCCACGAGCACATGGCCGACGAGGAACCCGGCGCGATGCCCGGGGCGTGGGTGCTGGCGGCGGAGACCACGCGCGTTGGGTCGAGTCCCGAGGAGGATGAGACCGCGATGCAGTACGTCTACCACGGCAGTTACTTCAGCGCGCTCGGCCTGCTCGTGCAGGCTCAGCGGACACTCGGCGCGGATGAGGAGGATCAGCAATGACCGACATCGTGTTCAGTGAACGGGAGCGCACATCCCGGGGCAAGGTCTGCTGCGGCTACTGCGACCGCACGATCACCAAAGGCACCCGCTACTGGGAGGTCCGAGGTACTGACAGCGGGTACGCCTACACGTGGCGCGAGTGCCCCGCCTGTCAGGACGCCTACCCCTACGTCTACGACTGGGACGAGCCCGACTATCACCTCAACGAGGTCGTCGAGCCTGAGTGCTTCTGGGAGTGGGCTCACGAGGTCCTGGAAATGGTCGGCATCAACGCCTACGACGTCTATTGGGGCCGCCTCGGCACCGAGCCTCCCGTCCAGGTCAGCGACAGCCCCCATGCGTCCGCCGCGTTCACCTGGCTGACCCGCACCAGTCCCACCCTGCACCCGCAGGGCATCACCAACTAGACCCGAGGAGACAAGATCATGGGCCGCAACCACTGCATCGACGTCATCGCACGCGAGATCATCACCAGCCCAATCTCGGAGGACCCCGGCGACAAGCGGGATGTCTACCCCGACATCGGGGAGGATGATTGGGAGGCCGTCGTCAATCGCGCCTACCAGATCCTCGACGACCTCGCCCCCGACCCCCGCGCTAGTCGCTCCGCCTACCGGGCGCTCGCCGAGCGCAACCGTGCGCTCAGCATCGGGGATGGCTACCCGCTCGTACCCACGCTCAACGACGCCGAGGACGTGAGAAAGTTCTACCCCAGCACCGTCGCCCTTCCAGAAACCAGCCGCGACCGCCTCAGCGCCCTATTCACACGAACTGGATGCGCCATCGTCACCCAGGACCGCGACAGCACCAGGCTCAACCTGCTCATCGTCGCGAACCTCGCCATGCGGTGGCTGCTCGACGTCGACGACAACATGGAAACCATCGACGACGTGCACAACGCCGTCCGCGCCGAGTACGACCGCGCCCACCACAAGCACGACGGGCTCACCCCACTCAGCCCCGACCTCAGCGACGACTTCAAGGCCGCGATCCTCCTGGAGGAGGTCGGCGAAGTCGCCCGCGCCTGCACCCCCGACGCCCACACCGACGTCGGCCACGCCGGGGATCTCACCGACGAGCTCGTGCAGGTCGCCACCATGGCATGCGCATGGGCCCAGTGCATCCTCAACAAGGAGGGCGAGTGAACGACGCCCACCTCCTGCTCGACCTCGACAGGATGCTCCCCGAACTCCGCGAGACCGAGAACGCGGGCACACGCCCGCGATCCCCCAACCTCGCCCCCACCAGCGCCAGCGGAAGACGAGACGACCGCCTCCCATACGGGCTCGACCGACTCCACGGCGACAACCCCGACGAGCCAGCCGACAATCGCACCGCCGCCGGCATACTCCTCTGGGCCGCCCAGTGGGTCACAGCGTTCGAGGGATGGTACGGGCGCGCCTACGGAGGCGCACTCCCCTACCTCGCCCACATCGCACCCACCGCCACCACCGGCCACCCCGACGAATGGGCCGCACTCATGGACGAAGCCCGCCCCATCTGGACGCGCACCGCCCGCACCTGCGGCTACCTCACCACCCCCGCCGGCACCTGCTGGTGCGGGAACACCCTCTACCGCGAGCCCACCAGCAGCGGGCTCACCGACTACATGGTGTGCGACGGGCCCGCCGAGCACTGGTACCCCGACGCCGCGCGCTTCGCCCAGGAGTTCCGGCAGCAGGCCCGCACCATCACCACCCCCGGCACCATGCTCACCCACGACCAGCTACGGCAGATCTGGCCCGACCTCGACCGGCGCACCCTCCACTCATGGGGCACCCGCGGCCACGTCACCAAGCACGGTGCCGGCGACACCACCTGCTACGACCTCGCCCACGTCAACCAGCGCATGCGCGACACGCCGACGACACCACATTCGAGCGCCGCCTAGCACAAGATACGAACCTCACCTACTCTTCGTGCAGACACTTCCGGGGCACACGTGTCCCCAACACTGGCCCAACACCACCAAGGTGTTGGGCCAGTGCTATCGGGAGAAACGTTGAAATTGCGGGAAAAAGTCGGTATTCTGGACACACTAAGAGCCCCGCACGTGCTGGAACACGCCGGGGCCACGGCCAGCCGAACTAGGAGACTGACATGAGCCAGGGTACCGCACACGTCCGCCCAGCCCGCAAGACCCGCGCACGCTTCAGCAAGGCCGCAAATGCCGCGGCCACCATCAACGGCTTCGACCACGACACAGACATCTGTGGCCTCACCATGGGACAGTTCAGCCTACTCGACCTCATCGACGCCGCCCTACAGATCACCGGTCCCGCCCACGTCACCATCAGCACATGGTCCGCAGGCTTCTACGACGCCGAGGCCGCCAAGCGCTTCCGCGACTCAGGGCGCCTCCTGTCGATCCGCTTCATCATGGACAACGGCAAGAAGCGCGGACAGGCCAACGCCACCGACGTGGCAGACATCTTCGGGCCAGACAGCGTTCGGGCCACCAAGAGCCACGCGAAGTTCGCAATCATCCGCAACGACCACTGGAACGTCCTCATCACCGGGTCGATGAACCTCAACCTTAACCCGCGCATCGAGCAGTTCGAGATGACCGACGACCTCCACCGCGCCGAGCTCTTCACCGCCTTCGCTGACGCCGTCTTCAACCAGGTTGCCGACAACGACCGACGCGACCACGGCGTCATCGACTTCCAAGTCAACGGAGTCGAGAACGTCCAGCCGACCCTCGGTTTCGAGGTCGGCACCATCACCAACATCCGCCCCCTCACCATCAACGAGCAGGCCCGAGCATGACCAACCCACATCGCCCCAGCCACCTCCCCGAGGACGTGGCCGCCGTCTGGGAGGAGGTCACCGCCGCCTACGGTGACAACTGGAACACCATCGCAGGGCCAGCCCTAGAGGCCTACTGTGGGCAGGTCGCCGTCCTGCGTGACGCCACAGCCAGAATCGCCCGCGACGGCCTCATCGTCGAGGGCCCCAAGGGTGAGCCCATTACCCACCCTGCCGTCGCCATCCAGCGTGCAGCGCAAGACGAGATCAGGCGCTGGGGTGACACCTTCAAACCTCCCCGACGCTACAACCAGAGACGATGAGCGACCGCTCCAACCGCCGCTGGCGACGACTCGCCCACACCATCCGCACCCGCGACCGAAACAACGGTCGCGGGTGCGCCATCTGCGGGCAGCCCATCAACTGGGACACGCGCAACCCCAACGCCGACGACGCGCCCAGCGTCGACCACGTCAAACCCTGGGCGCACAACCCAGAACTCAGATACGACCCCGACAACCTCCAGACCGTCCACCAAGCGTGCAACCGCACCAAGGGCACCAGACAGGCCGCACTCCCCAGCATCGGAAACCAATCCCGAGACTGGGGGCGCCAACGGTAGGGGCGTCCAGATCACTTTGTACCACCCGCTGTGCCAGGAGGGGGGCGGGGAGTGGCCTCCCCCTCCCCCGCGCATGAGGGGGGTCGCGCGCGCGAGGAGGTGACCCGTTGGAGCCTTCGAGCATGGTGGATCGGACCCGCGCGGCGCTGGATGACGCGCCGTGGATCACTGGTGCGGACGCTGGCACGGTCGAGCTTCTGCTTCGGCTGGCTGAGCGGATGGATGACCCGGATTTCCCGGTGATTGACGGGCGTTTCGACAATGTCACTGAGTCGTTGTACCTGAAGACGAGCACGGCGCTCGGCCTGACGCCGGAGAAGCGCGCGGACTGGGAGAAGAAGGAGAAGAAGCCCAGTGGCGGCCGTCTCGAAACACTCCGTAAGGGGACAGCGGGGCTCCGCGCGGTCTGATACTCCCGAAGGTGTTTTCTTTGAGGAGTTCATGGCCCGGGCGGAGCGCGAGTGCCCGCATCGTGTTGACGGCGCCGTTCGTTTCGGGCGGCGGACGCCACGGGTGCGTACTCTTCCGTTGCGTCCGCTCACCCCTGAGACCTCGTTGGGGTTCTCAGTCATTGAGTTCTCGCATGACGTGCTGGTGATGCCGCTGCTGCCGTGGCAGCAGGAGGCGTTGATCCGGGGACTGGAGCTCAACGGGTCGGGGACGAAGTTCCGCTTCCGCACGGTCCTGCTGCTCGTGGCGCGTCAGAACGGCAAGAGCACCCTGTTGCAGGTGCTCGCGTTGTGGAGCCTGTACGTGCTGGGCACCAAGATGGTGCTCGGGACGGCGCAGGACCTCGACATCGCCGAGGAACTTTGGGGCGGGTGCGTTGAGATCGCTGAGGCGGTGCCCGACCTCAATGCTCTGATCAGGGCCGTGGTCAAGGTCAACGGCAAGAAGAGCCTTGAGCTCGAGACCGGTGAGCGGTACAAGGTCAAGGCGTCGAACCGTAAGGCCGGGCGTGGATTGTCGGCGGATCTCATCATCCTGGACGAGTTGCGTGAGCACACGTCGTGGGACTCGTGGGGTGCGGTGACGAAGACGGCGATGGCGCGCCCGAAGGCGCAGACCTGGTGCCTGTCGAATGCCGGCGATGACGCGTCCGTGGTGCTGATGAGCCTGCGGAAGAAGGCACATGCCGCGTTGGGTGATCCGGATGGGATCAACGCCGATGAGACGGCGATGGCCAGTGGGGGCGATGGGTCACTCGGGATCTTCGAGTTCTCGGCGGCGCCGGGTCGGGCGACGTCCGACCCGGTGGGCTGGCAGGAGGCGAATCCTTCGCTGGGGTACACGCTGGACGAGGGGTCGTTGCAGTCGGCTGAGGCGACTGACCCTGAGGCTGTGTTCCGCACGGAGTGCCTGTGCCAGTGGGTCGCGAGCCTCAACCCGGGCCCGTTCCCTGGCGAGTCGTGGGACCTGTGTGCTGACCCGAGTGGGGAGATCCCTGAGGACGCGCGCGTTGTCTTTGCCGTCGACGTGAGTCATGACCGGTCTGCTGCGTGGATCGCGGTGGCCGGGATGCGTGAGGACGGGCGCCCGCAGGTCGAGGTCGTTGCGGCGCGTCCTGGGCAGGGGTGGGTCGAGTGGGTGCCCGACTGGTTCTCGCGGATCGCCTCCTCCGACTCGCCCGTCGAGGTCGTGGTACCCGCGAAGGCGTGCCCGGCGTCCGCCCTGGTGGATGTGCTGGCCGAGGTCGATGGCGTGAGTGTTGTCGAGTGGGCCGGCGGAGACCTGGGGATCGGTTGTGGGTTGTTCTACGACCATGTGGCGGCCGCTGACCCTGAGCAGGACACGGGCATGGCTCCGCTGGCGCACCGGGGGCAGGAGGCGCTCACGCTGGCGGCTCACACTGCCGCGCAGCGGTTCTACGGCGATGGCTGGTACTGGGACCGTCGCAACAGCCCGCAGGATGCGTCGCCGCTCGTGGCTGCGACGGCGGCCCTGTGGCGGCTGCTGACGGACGTCCCAGCGGGCCCGTCGATCTTCGAGGACGGTCCGGTGGACCTGTTCTAAGCAACAGCGATTCTCAGCAAGGGGAAGGAGGGCGGGCAAGATGCGTCGAGTCCTGCGCGACTACGTGGACCGAGTTGTCGTGGTCCCTGTCGACGGCGAGTCTGTGCGCGGGCGCCTGATCCGGGTTCGCCGCGACTCGATCATCCTGGCCTCCGTCGAGGGCGCTGATGGCGCCAGCGTCGATGGCCTGCTGATCGTCCCCCTCCCGGTCGCGTTCGTGCAGGTGGTGGGCTGATGCCGACCTTCCAGACCCTGGGGGCGCTCGCCGCCCATGCTGGCAGCGCGAGCACCGTCCTCGACGTCGTCGACCCGGGTGTGCCGCTCGTCGACTACGACTCTGGGCACGCCTGGGACATGTCCCGCGTGTGGCGGTCGCAGCCGTCAGTGCGCAAGGTCGTTTCCTTCATCGCCTCGAACATCGCGTCAATCCCCCTGCACGTCTACGAGCGCGCCGGCGACACCGACCGGCGCAGGGTGCGCGACGGTGACCTCGCAGCCCTCATTGCCAGGCCGTCGCACGCTCCGGGTATGACCCCGGTGCGGTTCTGGGAGCGGTGCCTGACTGACGTGCTGCTCTACGACCGGCGCGCGATCATGGTCGCCGAGGACGGGGACCGCACCGAGCTCGTCCGGATCCCGCCCCGTCGGTTCCGGCTGGTGACGGACGGGCTTGACCGCGTGACTGCGGTGCGAGTCACTACCGGTGACGGTCACACCGTGGACATGGACCCCGCCTGGTTCCTCCTCGACGTCGGCTACTCCCAGTCGCACGGGCGCGGCACGTCCCCTGTCGAGACGCTGACCGCTCTGCTGCGCGAGACCGAGGAGGCTGTCGCGTACCGGTCCGCCATGATGCGCCGCTCAGCCACGCACACCGGTTGGGTGAGCCGCAAGGAGAAGTGGCCGTCCGCCCAGGCCCGGGCCAACTTTCTGACGTCGCTGAGGGCGTTCGAGGCCCACGCCGAGCGAGAGGGGGGCACCCTCCTGCTCGACGAGGACATGCAGTGGCATGACCGGACGTTCAAGCCCACCGCGGGCCTGGACGACCTGGAGGCGCGGCGCCTGACCGACGTCGAGGTCGCTGGCGCGTACCACATCCCGCCTGAGTTGCTGGGGATCCGTGAGGGCAACTACTCCAACCTGGAGGCGATGCGCCAGTCCCTCTACCGGGACGCGCTGGGCCCCTACATCGCCCAGTGGGAGCAGTCGCTCGTCCCGCTGACTGAGCGCCTGTCGGGTGGGTCCGCGCTGTACATCGAGGCGCACATGGACTCGAAGCTGCGGGGCTCCTTCGAGGAGGCCGCGCGCGTGCTCCAGACGTCGACGGGGGCCCCGTGGCTGACCCGCAACGAGGCGCGCGCTCGGCAGAACCTGCCGGCCGTGGAGGGCGGGGACGCCCTTGTGACGCCGCTGAACGTCCTCGTCGGCGGGCAGGCGTCCCCGACGGACTCGGGCACGCAGAACCTGTCTGCCGGGCCTGTGCCCGCGGTCAAGGGGGTGCGGGTGGAGGTCAAGAGCGCCGATTACTCCCCCCAGTGGGAGGTGCAGGCCGAAGAGCTTCTGCGGTCATTCTTCGAGCGGCAGTCCCGTACCGTCCTGTCCGCCCTCGGCCCGAAGGCCGACTGGTGGGACGGTGAGCGGTGGGACCGTGAGCTCGCCGCCGACCTGACGGAGCTCGCTGCGGAGATCGTTGACGCCACGGGTCGTGAGACCGCCATCGCGCTCGGTTTCGACCATGACGCCGTGTGGTCCCTGGACCGGTGCCGGGCGTACCTGCGGGCCGTTTGCAAGGCGCGCGCCCAGTGGGTCAACGACGCCACGAGGCGCCAGATCGAGGACGTGCTCCAGGCCGGTGAGGCACCCGCACAGGTGTTCGACCGGGCACGGTCGCAGCGCTCCGTCGCGGCCGCCGGCGCCTTCACGGCCGCCATGACGGGTTTCGCCGTCATCGAGGCGGGCAAGCGGGCCGCCCCTGGGCGCACGTCCAAGACGTGGGTGGTCAACTCCAGCAACCCGCGTCCGGAGCACCAAGCACTCAACGGGGTGACCGTGCCCGCTGGCGAGGACTTTCCGGGTGGTATGTCCTGGCCTGGTGACCCCGCTGGCGGGGCTGACATGGTCGCCGGATGCCGCTGCTCGGTGCTCCTGACACACGACTAGATGAGGAGGAGGGCGCCCCGATGGTGCTCTACAAGACCGTGTCACTGGCCTCCGTCGACGGTGGTGACAGCGCCGAGTTCACCGGGTACGCGTCCACCTGGACGCGCACCCCGGACGCGTACGGCGACGTCGTCGCCAAGGGCGCGTTCGCCCAGACGCTCGCCGACTGGCAGGCCAAGGGTCGGCCGATCCCTGTCCTGTGGGGTCACCGCATGGACGACCCGACCATGTTCGTCGGCGTGGTCCGTGAGGCCATCGAGGACGACCACGGACTGAAGGTCACGTGCTCGCTCGACGTCGACGACAACCCCAACGCCCGGCTCATCCGACGGCTCCTCAAGACAGGCGCCGTCGCAGAGATGTCGTTCGCCTTCGACATCGACGACTACGCCGTGATCGATGAGGACGGCCAGAAGGTCCGCGAACTGCGGGCCCTGACCCTCTACGAGGTCAGTGTGGTCCCGATCGGCGCGAACCGGGACACCTCCATCGAGGCCGTCAAGGCCGCCTCCGACGTCGGTGGGATCCTGACCGTCGAGCAGTGGCAGGCCGTCAAGGACCTCGCCGACGAGCGGCTCGCAGCCGCAACCACGACCACCCCCGAGGAGGGGGTAGCCGACGACAACGCGGGGGAGGACGAGGGCGCCGAAGGCGTCAAGTTCTCTCGCGTGGAGGCCGTCGCGCGACTCAACACCATCATCGAAGCCCTCTAAGCGGGGCAGGAAGGAGTAGACCATCGTGCCTACTCTGATCGAGGCGCGCGCGGCCGCTGTCAAGGCCGCGACCGACGCCCAGAACATCATGAACGCCGCCGGTGCGGACGTCACCGACGACCAGATCAAGGCCGTCGAGGACGCCGTCAACGCGGTCAAGGCCCTGGACACCCGTATCGCGGGCACTAAGGCCGCCCGTGAGGCCCTGGCTGCCCTCGCCGTCGAGAACGACTACGAGCCCGACAACGCCGACGACTCGGGAATGAAGGCTGCCTCCACGCTCGGTGAGCGGTTCATCAAGTCCAACGTCTACACGGAGTGGGCGCGCCGTCACCCCTCCGGCGTCGGCGAGGGCACCAACATCGCCCTCGACGGCGTCAAGATCGGCAGCATGGCCGAGTTCCTCGCCAACCGCAAGGCTGACGGCGCGGTCCTGGGCACCCCGGTGTCGAAGCCGGATACCATCCGCTACCCCACTGTCGACATGGTCGTCCGTCGGCCCCTGACGCTTCTCGACGTCATCGGAAAGGGGCGGATGGCCGGCCCCTTCGAGTACGTCCAGATCACTGGCGTCACCAACAACGCTGCCATCGTTGCCGAGGCCACCAGCGCCACGGACGGCCTCAAGCCGACATCGGACATGACGACCGCGCTCGCCGACTGCAAGCCGTACACGTTCGCCGACGGCTTCACCGTCACGAACCAGCTCATGTCTGACGCCCCGGCGTTCGCGTCCTACATGCAGACGTCCCTCTCCTACAACCTCGACACAGTGATCGAGGACAAGGTCCTCAACGGTACTGGCACCGGTGAGCCCAAGGGCATCCTGAAGACCACTGGCGTGCAGGAGGTCACTGCTGGGGGCACGTCCATCATGGACCTGGTCAAGGCGGTCCGGAAGGCCAAGGGCAAGGTGTCCCGCGTCGGTGGTACCACCAACGCGATCCTCCTCAACCCCGAGGACGCTGAGGAGGTCGACCTCCTCCAGGACGGCAACCAGCGGTTCTACGGTCAGGGGCCCTTCGGCACCGGCCCGAACACCCTGTGGGGCGTGCCGGTCATCACCAGCGAGAAGATCACCAAGGGGCAGGCTCTCGCCGGCGACTTCAACCAGGTGCAGCTCCTCGACCGCGAGGGCCTGTCCGTCGTCGCCTTCAACCAGCACAAGGACTACGCGCAGCGCAACCTCGTGTACGTGCGTGCCGAGCTGCGTGCAGGCCTGGTCATCTGGCGGCCCAACCGGCTCGCGCTGGTCAAGGCGTCATGATGGTGACGATCGACGGGATCCGCTATCGGGTCGAGGACGCTGAGGCGCTCGGCCTGATCCGGCTCGGCGTCATCGACGACAAGGCGGCCTCGGGGGTGCAGGAGCCTGAGCAGGAGAGTCCTGGGACTGAGCCTGCGGAGGAGTCCGTCGTCGGCGTCATCGACGACAAGGCGGCCTCAACTCCGGTCAACCGGGGTCGCGGGAAGTGACGCGAGGGAGGGGGTGGAAAGCATGTCAGATATGGTGCTGCCACTGACGGCTGACGACATTGCCGCAGCGTCCAACGGGCAGGTGGTGGCGGGAGATCCACGCATCGAGCTGCTGCTTGACGGTGCGTACGCGGCCGTCGCCGCACTGTGCGGATGGCATGTCGCCCCCTCCCTGACCCACACCCTTGTCCTGGACGGCACGGGCGGCAAGTTCCTCAACCTGCCGTCGATGCACGTCACGGATGTGTCCGAGGTTCGGGTCAACGGCGAGTCGGTAACCGGTTACACGTGGTCAGAGGCTGGCCTCCTGGCACTCGACCAAGGGGTCTTCCCAGATCGCTTCCGGTCCGTGCAGGTCACGATGACCGACGGCTACAAGTCGGCGCCGGCCGTAGTCGCCGTCATCCAGTCGATGGTACTTGGGGCGCTCGCGTCGCCGATGGGGGCCACTCGTGAGCAGGCGGGCTCTATCTCAGTCACCTGGGGGAGGTCGGGGCCGTCCCTGAATGCGTCTGACCGCGCAGCCCTTGCCCCTTACACACTCCAGTCCTGGGGGTGACCATGCTTCCGTCGTTCGCTTCGCAGCAGGTCAGCATCGTCAACCCTGGGCGACGCACCGAGTGGGGCACGGACGTTGACGACTGGACCACTGCGACCGTCACCACGATGCGGTGCGTGTGGGAGTCCGGCGTCAACACCGGCCTCGTGACACTGGGTGGCCTCGACGTCGCCACTGGTGTGCGCACCGTCTACCTCAACCCCGGCGCCCCGGTCACCGGGCGCAGCCGCATCCGATTCCCCGACGACCCTGGGCGCGACTGGGAGGTCATCGGGGAGCCAGCATTCAACCGCTCCCCCACCGGGGCGGTATCCAACATCACCGTCTCGTGCCGCCGATGGGAGGGAAAGCAGTGAAAGTCGTTATGAACAAGGCTGGCGTTCAAGCCGTCCTGAACCATCCTGCGGTCGTCGCCTTGGTCAACGAGCGTGCCAACCGGATCGCCGCCGCGGCTGGCGAAGGGTTCCGGGTGCGCGAGCGCCCCAAGCGCGTGAACCGGTACGGCGCGCAGGTGCGCACCGCCACCGAGGAAGGGCGTCGCCGTCAGGCTGAAGGCAACGTCCTCACGAGCGCTCTGGACGCCGGCCGATGAACGGCGTCGACATCATCGGTGAGATGTGCTCCTACCTCACCGGGATCGTAGGCGTGCCCGTCGTCGGGCAGCTGCCGTCGCCTCGCCCAGATCGGTTCGTCTATCTGGACCGTGCCGGTGGCGATGGTGGCCTCGCCTACGACGAGCCCCTGATCAACGTCGAGACGTGGTCCGGGGTGTCGAAGGCGGACGCCTATGGGCTCGCCATGCAGGTGCGCGATCACATGCTCCGGCACCTGCCGCCAGTCATCGGCGGCATCCGCGTCACGCGGCACACCGAGGTGGGTGGGCCGTCGTATCAGCCGCCGACGACGACGGGGGCCTACCGGTACCGGTGGACGATCCGTGTCCGCCACCAGCTAGTGAAGGAGAACCAATGAGGATGATCATGACAGCGCCCGGTGAGGTCGGCGGTGTGCGGCGCGAGATTGGCGATGAGGTCGACGTCGAGAATGCCGGCGAGGTCAACCGCCTGACGTTCTACGGCCAGGCCGTCCCCGCCGAGGAGCAGGGGACGGGCCTCGTCACCGTCGACCCGCCCAATCCACTCCCTCCCAGCATCAAGCCCCAGACCGACTCCAAGGAGAAGTGACCCATGACCTACGCCAAGCTGAACGCGTCCGAGATCCTCCAGTTCGGGTCGGACGACGACGCCGTCGCTCTTGCCCCCGTCGGCACTCCCCTGCCGACGAATCTCACCGCCATCGACGAGAAGTTCAAGGAGGTCGGGTGGATCAACGAGGACGGTATGGCGTTCACGCCTTCCGACTCCGTCGAGAAGCGCAAGGGACACCAGGGCCACCGCGTCTACAAGACGACGATGACTGACTCCTCGACGGACTTCTCGTTCATCGCCCTTCAGTCCAACTACGACACGCTCATGCTCCAGTGGGACGTGAAGAACTCGACGTCGACGGCGGACGTGCACACGCACACGCTGTCCAACGCGAGGAGCATCGACGCCTACGCCGTCGTCGTCACGGCGAAGGCGAACGGTCACACATACCTGTGGGCCTGCTCGCGTTTCGAGGTCGGCGAGCGGTCTGAGTTCAAGATCTCCGCGACCGAGGATGCTGCCTACAGCGTCAAGGGTACGTTCGCCGCCGACGTCGTGTTCATCACCGACGACCCCGCGTTCAAGAAGCCCACTGGCTGACATCCGCTCCACCGCTTACGGCGGCGAGATCACCTTCGCTCCCCCCCCCCC